ACTCATCATCCATGTCGCCGACGCCGGTCGTCTCGAGCGTCTGCCGCTGGGTTTCCATGCTGATGCTGCGGACCTTGGCCACCTTCTGGCCCTGGAATCGCACCTCTCCGTGCGTTGCGTTGGGGACAGTCATTGGGCGGCCTCGACCTTTGCCTACAGTCTAAGCTCGGCCCTGAATGTGCACCGGCAGGTGATCCGCCGGCCGCCCTGCACACGGCTGCCCTCAGGGGGGCTGGCCCAGTACCACTTCAGGCCAGGACCGGGATTGAACAGGTCCACATCGGTGAGATTCTTGCCAACGATCGCAGGGAACGTCACGTCGAACACCTTGCCCCGTGCTGCCGTGTGCGCCGCTCTGATCTGCGCATAGGCCGCCTGGGTGATGTTGGCGAACTCCAGAGTCATCGGCGCATCGCTGGCGCGGTCGCCCCACTGACGCACCGACCGCACGCCGGACTGTGAGCGCATCTCGGTCACAGGGAAGTCCGGCTCGCCAAACTCGTGGCCGGTGGGTTGGATCTCGGGGAATTGAACCGTCATTGGATCACCCAGGCGCCTGCTGTATCCCAGTCTGCCGCCACCAACAGGACGCCCGCATTGTTGATCGGCATGTGCACCGCTTCGATGTCATAGACGCCATCCTCGGTCGGGGTTATCCGGCTGATCTGATAGGTCCGCACCTGCGTACTGGTCTGCTTCACGGTGAACATGATCCCGGCTGGCGATCCCTGCCCGTTGGTGACTGTCAGGGTGCCGGCATCGTTCACTGCCCCGCTGCCGCCCCAGCTCACCACGTCGTAGGTCCCGTTGGCCAGTGGCGTGGTGCTTACCACCGTGCCATTGCCCAGCACTGCCCCGTTGTTGAACTCGTTGAACGTGGTCACGTCCATTGCCACCCGAATCAGATCGCCGGGCCCCACGCCGGTGCTGATGCCTTCCAGCCCGTCGTAGGTGGTCCTGAAGCGGATCGTGTGATCCCTGAATCTCCGCATCCTCAGCGTGAACTTCGCCACGTCAATGGCGTGGTTTCGGTTGGTGCAGAACGCCGCCAGGTTGATTGACTCAATCGGCAGGCTGTCGCTGCCGTGGGGCGCCGCCTCACGTACCAGTACCTCGCGCTCCTCAGGGAACAGGCCCGGACTGGTGGGGTTCGTAGAGCTGCGCTCCTGGCGCCACTTCACGCTGATCCGCCGTGCCGGGCGCTCATCGGGAGGGATGGTCTCGAACTGGAATGTGCCCTTGGCGATGTTGCCGGCGGTGAATAGCGCCTTGTGGGTGACCGCGCCGAAGGAGATGAATGGCACTAGGTCGTACTGGCCGCCCACCTCGCGGAAATCGAGCAACATGGCGCCGGCCGTGTCGGCGATCCATTGCCGCGGCGATTCCTGGCTGATGATCACCCCGCCGTCAAAGAAGTATTTCCGGTCGTAGCACCACTGAGCTGCCGTTTGGAAGTTGGCCAGCTTCACCAGGTCATCCGGCACAGCGTCGGGGCCGTATTTGGGGTTGGTAAGCCGGTCCAGCGCCAGGTCTGGCAGCAAGTGGGATGGGCCAGTGGTAAGGCTGTTGAGCAGCCGCCGCACCTCCGTGCCGCCGGTGACATAGAGCGACAGCTGGCTGAATTGCCGCCACTCAAACGTTGACCTGGCATTTACGCCCAGCAGGCTGATGCCGGTGTACTGGGGCGCTGCGTCGTTCTCTCTAATTTCGGTGACGTAGACGATTTCGTGCTCAGGGCCGCCGCTGGCGGTGGACTGGGCCTCTTCGTAGACGAAGGCCTCGGCGAGCTTCCCCCAGGCGTCGAGGTAGTTGTTGTCATCCGGCCGGGGGATCCCGATCGACGGATCTCGTCGGGTGGTGGTGATGGTGAACTGCGATCGGACGCGGCTTACCACCTCGCCGCTGCTCCGCCAGGTGACGCCGCCACTGGTGCCGCTCACTGCACCGGAGAGCTTGGCGTCGAGGATCACCAGGTCGCCGGTGGCCGTGCCGCTGCGGATCTCCCAGCCGGTCAGGGGCTCGAACCGCAGCTCCCACCGCTTGAGCGATGGCATCTCCAGCCGCAGGTAGTTGAAGGTCGGCTGATCGCTGCCGGAGCGGATCCCGAAGCACGGCGCCAGCTGGGTAAACGCACCATCGCCGAACTCGCGAAACGACACCCGGAAGAACGAGTAACGCTCCTCTGAGGTGCTGATCACACCGCTCTGGTACTGGTCAACGTTGACCCTCTGGCCGCGTTTTATCTTGTCGTTCTCGCGGAACAGGCAGGCCCTGCCGTCAATCTCCGCCAGCGTCAGCGAGTCGCGGCAGTTGCACAGCCCGCCGATGCGGATCCCGAGCGTCGATCTGATGCCAACCTCAATGATTCGGCATTCATCTTTGGTCGCATGGTGCGCTATCGCGCAGCGCATCAGGTGCGGGGCGCTGGTGGCCGTCTGTCGGGTCGTGCTGGTGGTCCCGGCTGCCGTGATCGTGCCGGTGCTCACCGTGGCCGCAGTGCCGGCCCGCACCACGCTGAAGGAGGCATTGATCGTCTGCCCGGTGCCGCCCGCGCCGTCCTCAGAATCGCTGACGAAGATCCGATCGCTGGGGCTGCGGCCGGAGCAGATTGCCAGGGCTGAGCCGATCTTGTAGAGATCGCCTACCACGATTGCATCGTCCCAGGCCTTCTGCCGGCCGGCGACAGTGCTGGCCACGTCGGCAGCGGTTTCCTGTGCTGCGTCAAGGCCCTCGATCGGGAACACGATCAACGCCTGCAGCCGCCGCGGGCTGGTGAGCGCGTTCACCGGGCCGGAGTCTTCATCTACGTCGCCTTCAAAGGTGTATCTGTTTGACGTGCTGGAGGCGTTGATCGCCACGTCCGTCACCTTGCCATCACCGTCTTTGGTGACATCAATGGTCTGGTCGCTCTTGTTGCTCTGAATCGTGATCGTGACGTTAAACGGCGCTTGAATCGTCTGGCGCCTCTGGCCTGACAGGCCGTTGTCCACCTCGATGAAATACTCCACCACGTACTGACCACGGGCCGCGCTGTCATCAATCAGCTTTGTGCGCACCGTGTCCACATCGAAGGTGGCCGTGACCTCCAGCCGGTCAGACCCAACCGTGACCGCGCTCAGTGCCATCCGATTTGCAAACGCAAACCCGGTGATGCGATTTTCTGTGTCTTGCTCGTAGATCTTGGACTTGTCCTGAGGCACCACTGCAGCGGTCCAAGTGGCGTTATCCGCTGCCGATTGAAACGTGGTCAGATAGTCGCTGCTGCGGTCGAGCCGATAGGTGAACGAATCGCCCAGGCCAAACGACCCAGAGATCACGCCGGAGCGGGTTGAGTAGAACGCTGATTCCTTTGCCCGCTGCACCACCACGGACTGATCAATGTCGCAGGCGACGATCGCGTTACCGCTGCTGCCGATGGGCCGCAGCCGGGCGGTGAACTGCGGCCGGAGCTGCGGATTGAGCTTGAATCCCAGGTTGTTGCCGATCAGGCCGTAGACGCCAAACGTGGTGGAGGTGCTGGGCTTGCTGGTGGCGCTGAAGACCGCCTGATAGGTGTTGCCCAGCCCTCGGGCCATGAACACATCGGCGCCGCCGTCGTTTTCTGCGTTGCCGATGTCGTTCGCCGCAGCGCGGCCGGCGATGCGATCAGCCGAGCGGATCCGGCCGCCGTCCGGGCGGTGGTAGATCGTGATGCGGGCGCTGCTGCTGTTGGCGCCGCTGCTGCCCAGGTCATAAGTGTTGATCGTTGAATCGCCGATCGCAAACCCGTTGGGGTCGATCCCGGCCAGCCGCCCCTCGCCAACCATGAAAACGGCACGCACCATCTGACTGCCGCCCAGGCTCCAAATCTGCGACCACAGCAGGGTGGCGTTCACCCTGACGCCGCCATAGGTCACGCCGCCGATGGTTTCGCGGTTGGCGTAGACCACGGGGATAGGCTCGCCGATCGCGGCCACGTCCTGGACCGCATCAAACCCGCCACGGGGCGCTAGGGATTCAATGCTCGTCTGGTTGCGCCCCTGCACCTGCCGCTGCCCCAGCTCCGCCGTGCGCCGGTTACGGGGGGCGTTGGGGGCCAGCAAGACGCTGATCAGCTGGGCGCCGATGCTGATAGCCGTAGTGACCAGCACCACGATCTGCGCTGCGGTGAACTCGACGATGCCAGCCGTTACCGCAGGCTTGGGCGCCTCCGCTGCACGCTTGCGGACCTCATCGCGCCAGAGCTCGTACTGCTCATCGCTCAGGCCCAGCAGCTCAGCCAGATAGCGATCAGACGGCAGCATCGCGGGGCCTCCAGTATTCAAGGGGCATGAGCTGGCCGGCGACCTCCAGCGGCAACCACTGCGCCCCGCGGCGGTGATGCACGATCAGCAGGCCGTCATCAACCACCACGCCAACACTGAGACCCAGGGGCTGGCGGTGGAGCGCCAGCGCGTACTGCTCCAGTCTGTGGGGGACCATCAGGCGCCTCCATTCCCGCTGCAGCTGATCCCATTGCCCGGTGGCAGCCATGGCGAACCATTGCGGGTCCAGATCGGGCATGGCCAGCCCGGCGCTGCGGCGGACCTTGGCGCACATCACCAGGCAGCAGATCCCGTGGCCGTCGTCCGGGTCAGCGCCGATCACATGCGGCAGGCGGGCGCTTACCCAGGCAGGCCAATTGCAGGTCATTGCAGCGTCAGATTCCCACTGGTGGGCAATGCCCCCACCAGCACCTGAGACAGCACCCTGCCGCCGGGCGCCTGCACCGCATCGAGCGGGCTGGCCAGCTGGAGTCTCACAATCGGCTCGCTTACGTCGCCCTGCAGCTGCTGCGCGGCCCAGTATTCCGTCGTGAGCAGCACGCCAAGAGCCTGATCCACGCGGTTGACCTTCACCGATCGCACCTCCAGTAGCCACCGTTCGCGGCTGGCCTCGGCAAACACGTTCACGCTCAGCGCCGACACCGGCGCGGCCACCACGGCCTCGGATCGATCACCGCCTCGGGTGCTGGAGTTGGTGGCCACCGCCACCGGCAGGTAGGGGTAGCTCTGGCCGTTGTGCGCGATGGTCTGGCCGATGAAGTAGTTCTGGGCCAGCCAGGTGGTATAGGTGCCATCCCGGCGCTTGAACCGCAGGAAGTTGCAGAGCTCCATCAGGGCAGGCCGGCTCCACGCCGGTCCGTGGGGTTGTTCTTGTAGCGCTTCAGGGCCAGTGCGGCGCCTTGCTTGGCAGACTCGCGGCCGATCCGTTGCGCCTCATCCTTGGTGACGAAATCGAGCTCGCCAATCTGCACAGTCTCGAATCGGATAAGGCCATCACCGCCGCCCGCACCCATGCCAGCAGCGCCCATGCCGCCGTCGATGCCGCCGCGCTGGAATGGCACGCTCAGGCCCTCCATGCCGCGCTGGAATGGCACGCTCAGGCCGCTGCTGGAGCTGGAGCCGCCGCCCTGCTGTGAGGCCTTGGCAGCGGTGGCAGCGGTGGCCTGGAACGGCACCTGCAGGCCCCGCAGGCTGGCGTTGTTGATCGCCTGCAACGCCTCGGTGGCCTCAGCCGGGATGATGGTGCCGGCCTGATAGGGCACGAACAGCTCGGTGCCGTTCTCGCCGGTGCGGTAGACCTGGCCTGGGGAGACGGGGCCGCCGAGGGCGCGGCCGAAGAACGGGATGCCGGTATCGCCGGCTGCGAATCCGCCTGGGTCAAAGCCGAGCGCAGGGCTGATGCCGCCCTGTCCACCCGCGGCAAACGTCGAACCGCCCCCAGCCACCGCACCCAGCGCTTTCAGGATCGTCTGGAGCGCGATCATGGCCATCTGCTTGGCGATGATCTCTGCGGCCATCTGCGCGAAGCCTTGGGCCACGTCTTGGAAAAATCCGGCCAGCACCTGCCGGGCGCTCGCTGCGCCGCTGATCAGGTCGCGGAACGCATTGCCGAACGCCCCACCGATCGTCTCGGCAGACTTGCCCGCCAGGGTGGCGATGCTGGTCATCTCCGCAAGATCATCCTTCAGGGTGGCGATCTGGGCCTCGATCGCCATGCCCTGGGTCTGGAAGGCGGCTGGCTCGGCGGCCTGGCTGGTCAGCTGCTGCATCATGCGCACCCGTTCGGCCATCGCATCGTTTTCTGCGTAACGCAGGTCGAGCAGCTCCTTCGCGGTGTTGTATTCGGCAAGCTGTAGCTCTCTCTTTTCCTGCTCTCCAATAAGTCGAAGTTTGTCCTGCAAGTTGAACTCAACGCCAAACTTTAGAGCCTGCTTGTGCTGCTCTAGCGCCTCGTCGCGCAACTTATCAAACCTGTCCTCAATGTCCTCTTGCTGGAAATAGTATTCAAGAGTGCGCCGCTCTATGTCGCTAACTGTTTTTGCCAGCTCCGCCTGTCGGTCTATCTCGCGTGTTCTTTCTTGCAGAGCTTGATTGCCCTCCTCGATTTGTCCAGCTATTTGCTGCTGTTGTTCGCGGAATTGCTCGGTGGCTTGCGTCTGAGACTGAAACCCTTCGGCAGTCAGCTGCTCAATGTTGCCCTCTGCGCCGGTCAGCCTGCGATAGCGCTCCAGCACGCGCCCTGGATACTCGCGGGATTCTTGGCTGTTGCCGCCTGGAGTGCGCTGCTGTGCTCCAGGGCCCTGGTTGTAGGCGCGCAATCCGCCCTCTAGCCCAAACCGGTCCAGTTGCTGGCGGAGATACTTGGCGCCACCCATCAGGTTCTGCATGGCGTTGTAAGGATCTACTCCCAGCTCACGGGCGGTGCCTGGCATGAGCTGGCTCAGGCCGATCGCGCCAGAGCGGCTGATCGCCGTTTGCCGGTTGCCAGACTCCTGTTCAATCAGTGCGGCATACAGTGCGGCGTCCACATTGTTCGCGCGGGCGGCGGCGATGATCTCCCGACCGAAAGGCCGGGCCGCGATGATCTCCTCAATGGATCGCGTCTTGGCCGCACCACCACCCCCGCCGCCAGGGCTGCCGCCGCCTGTGCTGGCAACAGGAACAACCGGCAGCGAGACTGCGCCAGGCGGGGCTGAGGCAGTCGGCACGCTACCCGCCACAGGCCGGCCTGTCGCCGTGTCGTAGGTGATCCCGCCCACGGTATAAGTGTTCGGCACGCCAGCTGCCTGCAGCCGCTGCTGGCCGGATGGCATCCTGCGCGTCACCGCAGCACTCGGCACATAGGTCAACCCTCGCCGCTCCGCCATTGATCTGGCCGCGGCCTCCGCATCCTTCACGCCCACCAGGCCGGTCATCAGCTCATCGAGGCCCTCAATGGCAAACTTCACGCCGACCGTGATCAGGCCGATCTTGCCCAGCGTGCCCAGTACCGTCAGCAGCCGGCCGGCACTGGTGGCCGCGGCGGTTGATGCGGTGCCGGCGGCAGTAGCGGAGGCGGCGTAGGCGTTCAGGGCTGCAGTGGCGGCCCGAATCCCGCCAACGGCGCTCATTGCCGTGGTCAGGCCCAGGACGGACACGCCTGCCGCCGCAGCTGCCACGCCTACATTGCGCACCGGCTCAGGGAGCCTGTTGATCTCCTGCAGCATCCCGGTTGCGGCCTTGGTCAGCGCCAGTGCCGTGGGCAGCAGCGCTTCGCCGATCTCGATCTGCAGCTCCTGCCCCGCAATCTGCAGGTTGCGGAACTGCTGCGCCGGGCCCTTCATCGCCTCGGCCAGTTTCGGGGCACCGTCGCGTTCGATCCTTGCGAGCGCTTGAAGAACGATATCAGCGCTGATTTTTCCTTCCTTTGCAAACTCTTTAATTTGCCCAACGGTGATACCCATCACCTTGGCAATTTCAACAGTGATTGCCGGTGTGAACTCTAGAATTGAATTAAGGTTTTCGCCGCGTAGCACACCTTCGCCCATTGCCTGCGCCAGCTGCATAAACGCATTGCTGGCCTCAACAGAGGTAGTGCCGCTCAACTTGGCCGCCGTGTTGAAGCCGTTGTAGAACGTGGCAACCTCCTCTAGCGTGATACCCATTGGCCGCAGTCGGGCATAAGCCTGGGCAAACTCTTGATTGGCTTGCGTTTGGGCAACTCCAAAACGCTGAGCCGATTCAGTCGCCTTTGACTGGACTGCTGCGTACTGATCAAACCCTTCTGATAGCGACCTCAACCGCCGCTCTGATTCTTCGCTCGCCACCACGGCGCCCAGCGATCCGCCGATGGCCCTGCCAGCACCGATCGTGGCCAGGCTGCTGGCGAGGCCCGCTGCCAGCCTGCGGCCCAGCGAATCACCGGCAGCGGTGGCCGTGGTGTCGAGGCCCCGCAGCTTCCCTTCGAGCTTCTGGATCTCGGCGCCGTACCGCTGAAACTCCCGGCCGCCGATCTTGACCTGCTCCTGCAGCCCGCGGAACGCGCCGATGCTGCTGCGGATCCCGGCGATCGTGCTGTCATTGGCGCGGGCGAATTGGAAGGTGGCCGCCCGGAGCGTGCTCATTTCGCGGGCGGTGGTCTGGCTGTTCTTGCCCAGATCCTGCAGCGACCGCTTCACCCGATCGATATTCCCGCCGCCCTTCACCTCGGCCGACAGCCGGATGGCTGTATCCAGGCTCATCCGGGCCATGTGTTATCCGATCGCCAGTCCTAGGGTCAGGCTATGGAGGGCGGGCAGCAGAAAGCCCCGGCGGTGGCCGGGGCGGGTGGGTCTAGGAGTCTGCCTTGATCAGGGCTCACCCTCTGGTTCAAGGGCTAGCTTGCGAAGACCAGCAAGCAACTGTTCGTAGTCTTCTTTGAAGTCGCAATCCGAAACTTGAATGTCAATGTTTTTTGACGCATTAAGAAACTGCCCGCCGCCTGGGTTACTAAGGAATCCCAGATTGTGCCGGTGAACAAGCTCCATTATTTTTTTGTGATAGAGCTCGTCCTGTTCATTGCTAAAAACTACACGGGTCATGGCGAGTGGGTGTGATGGATGATCACTAGACAGTGGTGGCCGGGGCGAGTGGGGTCAGCGCAAAGAAAGCGTACCACCTCCTGAGACTGTTACAAATGCACGGTTTCTAGGGTTTCCAACCCATCGAGGTTTGCTTAATTCCATGGAAGGGATAACAGCAAACCGGCCAAAGCTAAATCCTCCCCAATAGGTACTGCGCCCAGACTGACGAATTGCCCTTTGTATAGCAAATCGACCGCACGGGCTGTTAAAATCTGCAGCAGCTAGGTCTATAGACTGAACGCTATTAAACCATTGAAAGCCGAATAAATTGCCGCCGTCACTGGTGAGCTGAATCATGGTTGATCTCCTTGGTTTAGGGGTGGGATGCGGGGCGGGCAGAGGGTCCGGTGGTGGCCGGGGCGGGTGGGGTTAGGAGTCGCCTACAGTTTGACAGTAAACCAGCCGACCGTAATCAGTTAAAGAATAGCCTTCCACTGTCACCGGAAAAGAGCCTCCTAGCCTGATGCACACTTTTTTTATCATTCCTTCCGCGACCAACTCGTCGGCGCAGGCCGCCCTGGTCTGGACGATCGGTAACTGCGATTTGCTAACCGCTGCTTCAATTTCAGCTGAAAAAGCTTTTTCTAGCAGCTTCATTTGCTGAGATGTCATGGCTAGTCTTCCTCCGATTCGGCAATGCGGCTGCTGAGTTCGCAAAGGGCGTTTACCTCTTGCCGGTCCTGTTCTATCCGAGCCTGTAGCAGCCTCAGGCGAGGCTCAATGTCATCAGCGCATCGCACTTGACCATCCCAGTGGGGAGAGGCGCTGTCGCACTGGTCTTGCAAGCGTTTTAGGGCCTTTGCGTGGGATCTGTTGAACGCCTCTGTTTTGTGAAAGAAAAGCGCACACATAGCAGCAACACCTAGCGAGCACAGTATTAATCCAGCTCGCGGCGTGGCCCTGATAACAGCTACGCTAGAAATAAAAGCAAACAAGAAAGTACAGTAAAACACTAGATAGTGCCTATCAATAAAATCGTACAGCTTGTCTTTCATTGGTTTTCCTCGGGTGGAATAGTAGATTTACCCAGCACGAACGGCGTCAGCCATTCAATTACGCCTTCTTGGCATAGGGCCTCGAAGAATGCTGGGTTGTTTTCGATGGAGGATTTGAGTTCTGAGGTGCAGAAAACCACAGCAGCTTTACCATTGGCACGCGACTCGGCGGCGTCTGTTATCATATACATGCCGGAATCAATAGCTTCAGTCCAGTCTTTCAAGTCTAAAAGAACTGCAGCTCGCTCAAACTGTTTTCTGGCCTCTTGACTAAACCCGACTTCATGCGGATACTGATCTTCAGCCATCACTTCCCTCCCGCCGGCACAGCTGGGATGGCAGCGGTCGGCGCGGCGGTCTTGTAGGGGTGGCCGTCGGGGAGGTCGGCCGGCCCAGGCGCGGGCTCGGGCGGCCGCAAGCCTGTGAGCCGCAGCACTTGCAACTGGGCCTTCATGCTGGCGGTCAGCAGCTCAAGGACGGAAACGTCCGCCTCCAGCTTGGCGATGAGAGGGTGATGAGTCATGGCGAGTGGTTGGGACGGCAGCGCGTGGCATGTGCGCCTGCCCCACACCCTACCGCACCGGAACCCATTTCGCACCCATCACCCCCGCGCCGCCCCCAGATACTCCCGCTCGATCAACCGCAGATCCTCCAGCAGCCACACCCGATCGGAGCGCTTTACGCCCTCATCCTTGGCGCATTGGATGAACACCCCGTAATCGAGGCCCACGGGGCCAGCCATCCCCACCCGCCACTGGGTCTGCAGTTTCAGGAACCACGCCAGCGCTTCGCAGTTCTCCGGCAGGATCCCGAACGTCTCGGGCCGCTGCTCTGCCTCAGGCACCTCCAGGCCGAACATGGCTGCAGCGTCGGCGGCATCCTTGCCGTCGTCAGCCTCACCTTTCGCGGCGCCAGCGAGGAACAGCGCCGCGTCGATCAGTTTTTTGCGCGGAAGCCTCCAGCCTTCGCTGCTGACTTCTCAGTGGGCCGGCCGACGCTTTCGGTCCACGCATTGAAGATGGCCGACGCGGCACCTTGCATCTGCAGCATCCGCGCCTTAGTGGCTGGCGTGAACTCCAGCGGCTCATCATCTTCGCCGACCACCTCATCACCCCAGCCGCAGAGCACCTCGGCCGCCAGGTCCTGGTAGGTGCAGGGGAGCTCCTCAGTGACGGGCTCTAGGTCGGAGCTGCCCCGGTAGTCCCTAAGCGCCTCGTAGCGCCTGACCGTGGCCACCACCAGCGCGTTGTGCCGCTCGTTCAGCTCATCGCACTCTTCCTGGTCGAGCATCCGAAAATGCGCGGTGAAGGTGTAGGCCTTCTTTACGCCTGACTTAGACGGCAGATCAACCGATACCGGCCACTCGATGTAGTCCGGCTCGTAGAGATGGAACATGGCGAATCAGAAGAAAACGAGGCGGGTTTCGTCGTTGCCGGCTGCGGACTTAGGCAGCGCGGTAAATGGGATCTGCAGCATGCTGATTCCGTCAGAATCAGGGAAGGAGAGGTCGCCGCTGATCGCTGCCTTGGGGCAGAAGAAGATGGAGCTTTCGTTGGCCGTCGTGCCCTGCTGCACAACGAACGGGCCATCGCTGGCGCCGCTGTTGTCAGCTGCAGCGGTGAAGAAGTTCTTCGTCGCCACAGGCGGGTTTTCGATCGTGATTGTGCCGTTCGGGTTGGGGCGGTCGGTGATGCGGGCGTGAGGTTCGCAGCCGATCAGCGAGCGGAACACGGCCGACACGCCCCAGTCGAACGTGAAGCCCTCAGAGCAGGGGTTGAAGCCCTGGAACCGCAACGCCTTGGTGTGGGTCGGGGTGACGGGCACCGGCTCGGCCTGGTTGCTGTAGATGAATCCTTCAGCGCTCCTAGCGGTGGGGGTCGTGTAGCGGCCAAGGCCCGTGATCGTGAAGGTGCCGTAACCGTTCAGGGTGCTGTTGAGGGCCGGGCTGCCGCGGAATCCTTCGATCCGGTGAACATTGGTGCCGTCCTTCACCGCCACGATGGTGCAGCTGCTGCCGTTGCCGAACGTGCTGATCGGCTGCAGCAGGGACAGCGCGGGGATCTTGTAGCCCACTGCGCCGCCAGTGAATGATGCGGTGGAGGGAACCACCGTCACCTGCCTGGTGGCCCCGTCGTGCGCCACGATCACGCCTTTGTGGCCCGTGTTGGCGCCGCTGGTGATTTCGATTGGCAGCCCCAGGTAAGCGTCGCTTGCGGGATTGCTGCCGCCCAGGTCCGCCAGGGTGAGGGTGTTGGCGCCGCCTGCGGTGGCCGTACCGGTCAGTTCGGCGAATGCCGAGACGTTCATACCGGCTGCCTGCAGCAGTGGCGTGAACCGGGGGGCGGTGGCAGCGACACCAGAGCCGCCCCACTCGAATGTCACCGTGACGGCGACGTGCTCATTGGTCAGCGGCTGGCGGTCGGCGCCGAGGAAGCCCTTGATCAGGGCCCGCTCTACGCGAGTACCGGTGATCGGGTTGATCTCCAGCGACACGATCTTCACCGCGTCGGTGTTGGCGATCGAGCTGGCCAGGGTGCCGTAGCTGGTCTCGGCCTTCACCAGCGCGAAGCTGTTGCGAATCAGGAGTGCTGTCATCAGTCCTTGACCTTCGGCGCGGGTTGGGGCTTGGCGGGCTCAGGCTTGGGCGCCTCAGCAGCGGGCACCATCTGGCCACTGGGGAGCATCACGAACTCCCCAGACAGGCCGTGGTGCTCATAGTGTTGGTCGGCCGCCATGGTTGGGGGTGAGCTTCCGTAAGCTCAGCCTATGGAGCCGCGTTGATCGCGTCGTCGCGGGTGCGATAGCGGATCAGGAATCGGTGCTGCATCCAGCCGGCGGTGGCGTCGGCCTGTTCGTACTCC